ACCACCGATGCCTGAGTACGCCGCGTCGATCCCGATGATTCGTGTGATCTTGTCGGCGCCCTGCCACACGATTTCATCGAACGCTTGGTTCTGCTCGCACAGAGACATGGTTACCACGCGTCGGGTACCGCCGTCTCGGGGCAGCAAACCGAGGTTCATCATCGAGAACTGCAACGAGTCTCGGCCGTAGTAATCCAAGTCCGCCTGAATCTGCTCTGGCGTGATGATGCCTCGGTACGGATTGGTTCCTTTCGGAAACTTCGCGTTCGGCGTGTCGTACCCGCATAGCTGGACAGCAACCCCTCCTGGAGCCCGCGTTCTCCAGGTGCGTGTCTGCTCAAGGTATTCAATGCCTTCCCAGCCGCCCATCGTAGAGTGCGGCTCACAGACTACCCCAAGCGCGTCGTTGCGATCCTTGGGATTCCCCATCGCGATCAGCTTGAACTCTGGATTCTTGCGAAGGTTAGCGACTGAATCGAGGAATCCCCGGCTCATTAGAGACGCCTCGTCTGCGATCAGCATCACTCGGTCGTTCTTGAGTCCGACGTAGTTCGAGAGGCCAACGAACGTACCACCAACCTTGCACGCTACACCGATGATTCCATCGCGGAAATCCTGCGCCTCGGCGTCTTGGTCAGAACTGGTCAGGATAAACCGGCTCTCGATAACGCGCCCAGGAAGCCATTCCCGGCGGGCCTTGGCCTTGTTGTGCAGCTCCTTGATCGAGCCCCAGATTCGCAGCTGGAGGCCCTCACGCGTCGTTGACGACATGATGATCGAGGTGCCGGTGGGGTAGATGTAGAACGTGCAGAGCCCGAATGCTGCGGAGGTGTAGGTCTTGCCAGATGATCCTGGGCCCATGATTCCAACCTCTTGATTTTCCGCGAAAGTCTTGATTAGCAGGTCAGACCAGATGTGCCAATCGAAGTGAGGCCAAAGCGCCGTCATGGCTGCTTTGAAGTGATGATATTTCCCACATCCGTACTTGACGCCACCGGACATTATGTATCCGCCGCGACGAACCATTTCGGCTTCGATGAGAAAGCGGTCTTTAGTACGCCACGGTATAGACAGGTAATCTGCGCTTTCATTCATCTTGCGGGAATGCTGCTGCGGCCTTTCAATACGTTCAAGCGTCATGGTCGCAGAAAAAAATCGCATAGTAGATGGCCTCCTCACCGCTGAAGGTGGGGTGGATAGCGGTTTTTCGCCCTCACTCATCCAACCCAACCAGCTAGCATGGGCGGTGAACACGACGGTGCGCGGAGGATTCCCGAAAGCGCGGCCTGGGATTTGGACCAAACTGCTGAAGTTTGCCGATCCAACCGTTCTCTACAACGGAGGCTACTACAACGCTGCGGTGCAATCGGCGTTCAAAGAGGGGTTTTTTCAGGGATGCGGAACCTACACTGCCGACAACGAAGACCCTTACATTTTTGTGTCGATCGGAGGCAAAGTCTTCCAGATCGACATCAACGCCGGATTCAGCGTTACAGACATAACGCCAATAAATTTCCAGTTTCAGATTCAAACTCGCGGTCGAGTTTCTAACGTCGCCACCTACGTTTGCGGAGCGCCTCACGGATTATCACCAGGCATGGTGGTACGGCTTCCTGAACCTCCAGGTGCGTCTTTTCCGCAGGGATTTTTCGGAGATTTTCTGGTTCAGACTACCCCAAGCCTAACGACATTTACCACGTACTCACCGGGAGTTGACGCAGGTCCGTTGCTTGGCCCAACATTCAATGCCTATCAGCTAGCGGCCAATAATCCTCAGATTTTACACGTCTATTTTCAGCAGGCTGAGAATTGGATGATCGTCCAAGACACTCAGAATCAACCGTATCTGTTTGACGGTTCCACATTGCGTCGAGCAACTGGAGAAGAAGTGCCAACAGGCGGCCCGATGGCATACGGAAAAGGACGCCTTTGGGTTGCCAGCGGTTCGGAATACTACGGCGGAGACTTGGTCTACGGTGATCCTGCTTACGGCCGGGACAGCGTGATTCGATTTACCGAGAACACATTCATCAATGAAGGCGGCGCCTTTGCGGTCTCAAGCGGCCCGATCACAGGGTTGGCATTCGCGGCCAACCTGGACACGTCCCTTGGCGACGGCGACCTGCTGGTGTTCACCCCGACCGCCACTTACGCGTTTAACGCGCCTGTGGACCGGGATGTTTGGAAGGATCTCAATTATCCAATCCAGCGATTCGCGCTTCTAAACTTCGGATCGTTCAACCACGAATCCATCGTGCCAGTGAACGGTGATCTATTCTTCCGCGCTCAGGACGGTATTCGCTCGTTGATCTATGCCAGGCGCGATTTCACTGAGTTTGGAAATACTCCGATCAGCCGGCAGGTGACCCGTGCGCTGGCTTACGACACGGATTTTTACCTGACGGCTGCTAGCTCCGTGAACTTCGACAATCGGTTGCTAATGACCATTCAGCCTCAGAAGGTCAACAACCGAGGTATCATACACCGAGGGGTCGTAGTGCTGGACTTTGATCTTGTCTCGGGCATGGGCCGAAAACTCCCGCCGGCATGGGAGGGGGTCTGGACTGGAGTTGATGTATTCCAGATGCTGACGATCCGAATCCAGAAGCAAGAACGCTGCTTCATGTTTGGACTGAATCAAGGGGACATCGGTCTCTTTGAGGTCACCAAGAACGGCCAGTTTGACTTCGATGGGTTCGATGATGTACCGATCGACTGGACCATTGAGACCCGCTCACTGACATTTGGTGAACCCACAAACAAGAAGCGCCTTGTTAGCGCCGAGCAGTGGTATGACCAGGTGATGGGCAATATCGAAGCCAAGGTCTACTTCAAGGCTAACGAGGGTGAGTGCTGGCAACCATGGGCCGAGATTAAAGACTGCGCCAAGTACCGCAACTGCGAGCCGGGCGAGATTTCCTGCCCTCCTGCGGTGATTAACTGCCAAGAGGTCAAATACTACCAGCCGCCAGCCAGATCGCGCATTGCCCTCCCGCAGCCTCCGGACAAGTGTGACGTGCAGACCGGAGGGTTTACTCGTGATGGCTACGAGTTCCAGTTGCGCTACGTGAACACCGGCCGCTTCCGGCTCAAGCGCGTGGCGATGGTTGCCCAGCGACTCCAAGAGGATATCTACGGCGATCTCAGCCGCGTTGCCTGCCCGCTACTCTCCGAATAGTATGCCTTCTTCAAACCCAGTCGATTACGGCGCCGATCCCTGTGGACTGAGAAACAGCGCGTGGGCGATCAATGAATGCCTATTCGCTGCGCTGCGCTGCGATTTTCCAGTGGGGACATTCCTGCTTGGATCGAGTCCTGGGGCGAAGATCATCGACCGTGTCCGCACCGCAGGCGTTGCGACGTTCAACACGTCCACACCGCACGGGCTCGTTGTCGGCGAGAAGATCACCTTGTACGGGTTTACGGACATCACCTTCAACGGCACCGGGCCGTTACAGTTTGGATTCGCGGTTCTCAGCATACCTACTCCGACGCAATTTACAGCAGCGGTTCCTGGACCTGATGCACCCCTGGTCACCCAAGACGGTTGGATCAACCTAATTGGCGGCGGCTACACTTCGTCACTTGTGATGGGTTACCCACCATTCACAGGCGTAATCAACAACGTCGCATTCACAGGCCAGGGCGTCGGCAAGACCATCCTGAAGTTTGCCGATAACACTTCCACGAAAAGAGGGGACACTTTTGGATTCAACATTCAGATGCTGAAGACCCTTGGAAATTACACAGGGTTTGGAGTTGTTGGGGCACCTGGCGCTTACGCAGGCGCGCCTCTGGATAGCATCAACTGCAAGAACACGATAATTGAAGGAATTACTTTCGACGGAAACTACGCCAATAATTCGGTGGCCGATATAAAGATAGTTTCTGTTCAAAGGACAAATGGTATAAATACTTACAACGTATTGCAACCGTTGTACGAACCGAATTTACCTAACACTCAATTTTACGCAGTTGCCCCTCCGGCCTACAGCCCCCCTATTTCACCTGCGCCATACACTAACATTAGCGCAATTTCGCAATACATAAGTAATGTAATCACAGCAGGCACAGGAAACGATCTTTCATTTGTAGGATTTGGAAGCATTACAAACATAACATCATTTTCTTTTCAACGCGACCTAAGGGTGGTGCTTTTACGTGCAAGAATAAATCCGTTTGGCTATGCTATCTACACTAAACATCCGCAGTGGAATTTTGGATTTACAATCGGAGATTCAATAAATGTCACAGGATTTGCAAGTGCGGCTTTCAATGGCACTTTTGTAGTTGCCGGATTTCTTTCAACTGAAGAGGTATTCTGCCTAAATGCAGCGCCTACTACAGCAACTCAAATTAACGGATTCGAGCGAAACACAAACGTTGCTATATATGATACTGCAACTCCACATGGCTTTGTAGGCGGTGAAACTGTTCTTATTGAGGGTCTTTCAAATGCGTCTTTTAACGGTACGTTTGTAACATTGGCTCCACCGAGCCCAACTCAGTTTACTTGCGTTAATGTAGGAACAAATATTGGATCCACTCCTAGTGTTGGATACGTTTACACTTTGGTAAACGAAAACGCCCGCGCTTGGGCTTATCCAAATGTAGCTCTTACACCGCAAACCAAAGCTGGTGTAAACTCGTTATTCACCGTCGCTGGAATCAACCACGTCGGCGAGAACGCGCTCATTCAGAACAACCAGTTCTACGATTTTGGAGTTGGAATTGCGGATGCCGAGACGTTTATCGCGAAGTCGTTTCTTCCGATGAATGTTTCTGACAACACTCAGGGAGCAAGGGTTCTAAACAACGATTTCAGCTACCAAGGACGCAACTCGATTCAAAGCACCCTGTACCCCGGTAGCGCAGAGTCGAACACTCAGTGTGTGGTTGGCGGGTTTTCAAGTCTTATTAACCCGATCAATGTGGTTTCTCGCGTTGGTGGAGTTGCGACATACACCTGCGTGATGAAACACACGTTGCGGGTTGGGGATGTGGTCCCGGTGACGATGACATACGCCTCAGTAGTCCAACGGAATGCTAGCATTGCGACATACACCACAGCTGGAATACACTTCGTCAACACGGGAGACCAGGTTATAATCAGTGGCATCACATTTGATTCTTCGTTTAACGGAACATGGGTTGTCGCGTCGATTATCGACGATTTTAACTTCACCGTTGCTCAAGTTCTCCCGAACGTGCCCGCTACAGTCGTTGGCAGCGTGTTTTACAAACCACCTGTCTACGCAAAATCGACGGTGATTTCATTACTGGATGACAACCGATTCACTGTTTCCGCACCTGGCCCAAACATACTCCCCGGCCTTTACCTCGACGGCCAGGTAATCATGCTCCGAAGCCAGCGCATCTTTGCTACAGGATGCGAGTTCAAATACAACCGGGTTCAGGGTGGCCCTAATCCAGTTGACCAGCAGAGTCCGGTTACTGCTATCACCGTTCGTGAAACTAACGGCGCCGATATCAGCTACAACAATTTCGACGGGTTCCGTGGCACCTGCTTCTACGTCGATTCCTACCAGCACAAGGGAACCCACATCCATCACAACTCGGCGCTGAACATATCAGCGTTTATCGCCTTGGTTGTGCAGGATTGGTTTACATTGATTTCAGGGGTGCCCAGCGTCACTAACCCTGAGACCTACTCAACCTTGATTTCGGGGCACAAGGATATGTTGATCGAGAACAACGATGTTCTCCTGACAGGGCCAGGATCATGGTTCTACCAGACAGCATACACCCCGCTGGACGCTGTTTTCCTGGTCAACAACCACGATGTCAACAAGTCCACTTGGTACTATCCGACGGACTACCAGATACCGATTAGGCCACTGGCTCCGCCGGCCCCATTTCCGACAGGGGCGTCAAGAGACGCAGCTGGTATATCGACGTTCACCACGGTCTCCCCGCATGAACTTCAGGTGGGAATGGAAATTTCGATGGTTAGTGTGACGGACGGCACGTTTAACGGCGTGTTTACCGTCCTTTCAACACCTTCGACCACGCAGTTTACGGTTAACAACCCGGTGGGTCCGCTTCCAAATACGCCAGTTACGTCAGGAAGCGGATTCCTCGGCATCAACAGCCCGATCAACTTCCCATGGGAAATCAAACCCATCGGATTCCAGCGCACCGCTGGAGTGGCCACGTACACGACGAACAAGGCGCACCAAATACTCCTTGGATACCACGTGACCGTTGAAGGGCTTAGTAACGCTTCGTTCAACGACCAGGTGATCGTAACCGGAACCCCGACGACCACAACGTTTACCTGCGCGAGTCCTGGGCCAGACGTAGCGTTTACCTCCTCGATCGGAAACTTCTTCCGGTACGTCGATAACATCCAGATTGGATGCAACAGCGTCCGAAGGCTCAGCGGACAAGGGTTGGTACGCAATAACGGAGGTCAGTTCGGTAACGCATTTCTCACAGGGCGCCCAACACGCTGCGTTGCGCCTCTTGAGCAGTTCTTCTATTTCGATTGTCCCGAGGGCTGTTTGGCGCTTGAATGCGACCCAGGCCCGTGTAAGCCAAACGACTACCTTTACCGCATCTAGCCATGCCTGAAATCAACCTAACTGCCGGCACACTTCCTCCGCCCGCCTGCTACGCATCCGAGCAGGATCGTTTGGACGCCTACGCGGAGGCGATAATCGCCCAGTATTCAGCGCCACCAGAGTGGTCGGCAGGCGCAGTTGCCCCAGCTGATCTTTCGCTCTACTGGCTGCGACTGGACTCAAACCAGAATCCGGTCGAGGTCCTGAAGTACAACACGACGGCGCCGGCTGGATGGTCGCGGGTTCAGACGCAGTTTACGTATGGCGTCGGAGCCGGCGTTGCCAACGCCTACACGCTTACGTTGACGCCCGCCTCTCCTGGTGTAAATCAGGCGTACCGGACAGGGGTGTCATACGTTTTTGTTGGGTCAATCGTAAACACTGGAGCTAGCACGCTGTCGGTTGACGGCCTTGCGGTTAAGGCAATCACGAAGTTTGGTACCGTTCCATTGGTTGCAGGCGACATACGAGCCGGGCAGGTGTGCGTCGTTGTGTACGACGGCACTCGGTTTCAGCTTCTGAATCCCGGCAATGTGGGTCCATCGAATTTCTCTCCTGGAATTGACCGCCAGTTTTTACGGACAAACTCGACTCCGGCTACGGTCTGGGAGTCGGGGTATATTACTCCGGTTGCGAGTTATCTGGCGATTCCGGCTTCTGGTGCTTCGGTGAGTTTTTTACACGGGTTAGGAGCTGATCCGCTGACTTGGGATATTGGGATTATCTGCGTAGATGCAGGTGGTGATGCTGGATACGCGGGAGTCAATCCAGCTGGTGGAGACTACATCCCAGTTGGAAGTATCCTTCGATCAAATCAATCAGAAAGCGACCTGCGCGTTACATCTTATTCCAACACCACTTCAATCGGATTTGTACGCAGCGATCAAATTACGACTCTTTCTGTAAACCACAAAACCACCGGAACGCTTACCGCCATTACCGAAGCCAAATGGAAAGTCATGGCCCGCGCCATCCGATAACATGAGAAAAACCCTCGCCCAAGCCAAGAACTCCACGATCCCGCAGGCAGTAGGTCTGGCCACCTGCGACGAGCGTTTTGTCCAGTTGCTCAACGAGGCTCAAGCTCGCTTGGCGGACATGGGCAAGTGGTGGGGTACGTACAAGAAGCTGCGCGTCTGCGTCACCGCTGGCTGCATCACCTGGCCTCGCGAGGTTAAGACGATCGAGGCGATGAACCTCTGCGGCTACAACATTCCCATCCAGAACCAGTGGTACGAGTTCCAGACGGACACCCGGGCACCGCGCACCGGATGTGGCCGTGAAGGATGCGAGCAAGACCAGCTGCTAGATCGCGGCATGGTGACGCAGTTTCGAGACTCGGTTGGTAACTGCTACATCAGGGTGACACCACAGCTATCAGCTGACGTTGGTAAGCGTGTTCTCTTGCAGGGGCTCGATCCCAATGGAATTCCAATCCGCACGTTGGACTCGGTCAGCGGAGAATACGTCTGGGGCGAGTACGTCACGCTTCCAAACCCCTCCATCACGGCCTACGTCCAGACAACCAACCTCTTCAAGCAGCCGGGTCTGACTGGCGCCCAGAAGCCGTTGACTCAAGGAAGCCTGACGATTCTGGCGTACAACCCGACAACCCTTTTACAAACCCAAGTCGCAGTCTGGGGTCCGAGCGAGCAGAACCCTGAGTACCGTCGCACCTACCTTGTCGGGATGCCCGAGGTGTGCGGTGGCGCCAACTCGTGCAGCACCACCCAGGACAACTGCTGCATCGACAACGGAGACGGCTGCGTGCCAGCAGACGAGGCTTGCACCAACACGGTCGTGGAAGCGATCGTTCGTCTGGACTTCATACCGGCGATCGTTGATTCAGACTGGCTGTTTATCGGGAACCTCCAGGCGATCAAGCACATGATGAAAGCGATCCAGAAGGAAGACCGGAATCAGTACACCGAGGCTGAGCGCGAGATCCAGCTAGCACTGCGGTCGCTTCGGAATGAGCTTGAGGCGTACAGCCCCAATGAGCGCAGCGTGATTAACGTGCAGCCGTTCGGGTCCGCGAAGATTCAATTTCGGTTCAGTGGATTCATCTGATGACTGAGGAGCTTCCAGTAGCCGTTCAACCTGTTACGTGGCTCGACATCCTGACGGATGAGACCGTCACGTTCGACGATCGTCTGGACAGGTGGGAAGCGTTTGTGGCGAATATTCCGCAGCAGGAGTGTCCGCTAAAACACACGTTCCCAGAGGGGATGTACGTGCGTGAAATCTTCATGCCGGCTGGATGTGTCGTCACCAGCCGCATCCATAAGTTCGACAATCCGTTCTTCATCACCAAAGGCAGGGTCACGGTGGTTAGCGAGAACGAGGGTATGGTGACCTACACGGCGCCGTATTCGGGCATCACCAAGCCAGGAACTCGCCGCGTGCTGCTGATCCATGAGGACACCATTTGGACCACGGTTCACCTGAATCTGGATAACAAGACGGATCACGAAGAGCTTTTGAACGACCTCACTTACGTGGGTCAAAACCAATACTTACTATGTCATTCGTAGCATCGGCAGTTATCACAACCGGCGTTGTTGCTGGCGCGGCTGGCGCAGCAGTTTCTGCCAACCAAGCTAGCAAAGATCGCGCTGGCGCTCGCGGCGCGGCAAATTTGCCTGGCCTAGACCTTGGAGAGTTGATTGGAGAGTCAGGGAAACTGGCACCTCAAACCAGAGAACTTGAAGCACAACGAAACGCCTTCAACCGGGCGCAGCTTCTTGAATCCCTCGGCATCCAGATTCCCGGCTATCAGGAGGGCCAAGCTCAGCGCACCCAGAACGCGATGTCGTTGCTTCGTGGAGAGTTGCCGCCTGACCTTGCTGCCCAAATTCAACGCAATACCGCCTCAAAGGCTCTAACTGGAGGATACGCTGGAAGCCAGGCGGCTCGCAACCTAACGGCGCGGGACCTAGGTAGGACATCAATGGATCTCCAGCAGGCTGGAGCTCAACAGTTTTCCAACATTATAGGCACCACTCCGATGGCGCAGATGGCAAACTATGAGTTTACGCCTCAGATGATTGCAAACTTGAGGGCTGATGAACGCGCCAAAAAACAAGCCGCTTTGCTTGGGACTTATAATATGCCAAGCGCGGGCGGGGTTGGTGGCCAGTACCTTGGATCGCTAGGATCTGGATTGACCAACCTTGGATTTGGTGCGTTAGGACAAGGCGGATTTGGTGGCGGGGCAGGCGCTGGAAGCAGCAATGTTGCAATGCAACAGAGCATCATGCCGAAAACGATCTAATCTTATGGCAAACCCCTTCTCAGGACTCGAAAACATCGGGCAATCGTACCTCCAAGGCGTGCAGCTGGCGAATCAGCGCCAGGCCAGGGAGGAAGCAGCGGCGCAGCGTGCTGAAGAGACGCGGATGCGCGGGCAGTATTACCAGGACCTCGTTGACCAGCGGCGAGAGGCGGCGGCGTTGGCGGCAACAGGGCGCGATGAAGGGCTAGCGATTAAGTTTGGTAGGTTTTTGAAACGTAATCGTGACGGCTCGATAGACATTGTTGGATCTGCCACAGCGCAGGAAGAGGGCGGAAACAAAGATCAGTTGTTAGAGACAGCTGGATTTGCGGAAACAAGCGGAATCGAAATGGGCGGAATCACGCTTTCCGACGAAGATAGAAAATCTAAGTCGTATCTGAAGGGAAAGGTTCAGGGGATTATCCAGAAAGCAACGAATGATCAACAGATGGCTCGTATCATGGCCTCGCAAGGAATTCTTCCAGGAGGCGATTCGGCAGGTGTGCCAATTCCTCCCGATTTGGAATCAACCATCAGCGGCGCTCCCCGAGACAACACATTTGGTATTATGGGCGGTGGATCTGAGCCAATTATGACCACGCTTGACGTGCTTGGAGAAGGGATCTCCCAAGATAATGTGCCACAAATGATGGCGCAAGCTCCTACGAGGACAGCACCTGCTCAAACTATTCCTGAAGGTTACACACGCGGTGTAATCAATGGAAAAAATGTCTTGGTAAGGAAACCCAAGGCTGAAAAAGCTGAGAAACCTGTATTTCCAGGAGAAATCGAAATCGAAACCCCTAGAGGTCCAATGAAAATCAAGCTGACCGCAGAGCAGGTTGCAAGCGAGTTAGCCCAACAAAAATCAGCGCAATCCACCAATGCTCCCGTAAAAGCGCGCTTTCAACGAGACCCGGTTACAGGCAAGCTAGTCTTAGCCAAATAAACCATGCCTAAGCTCATTGATATTCAAGACATCGGTCTAATCGAGGTTCCTGATGATGTTGGTGAAAATGAACTTCAAGAATTTGTCGATACCTTAGATCAAGGTGCGCTTTCTTCCGCTGGATCAGCCTTCATGCGGGAAGGCGGTCGCATGGTTGGTGGAAGCATGATGGGCCTTGCGCGTTTAGCGTCAGAAGAGCCGCCTCCGATGATGACAGCGGCGCAAGCAGAAAGCCCCGCTGGAATGGAAGCTTACAACCGTAGGCTCGAAGCATGGCAGCAACGCACTAGGGAAGTTTCACCTGAAGTTCTCCAAGCGAGAACTGAAAATGATCCGACGTTTAAGCTGGGTCAGAACCTTCAAGCAGGAGCGGCGGAAGCGTTCCCGGTCAATCCGTTGCGGGAAGAAGATTATCTTACCCAGTTGGCAAGCGGCGTTGGATCGCTTCCGGTTGCAGCGATACCCGGCGTTGGACAGCTGGCATACGGCCTTAGTTCTGGTGAAGATGCCGCGCAAGAGGCAGGTCAATTCTACGACACCAAGATTGCGGAGGCGTTGGCAAAAGGAGACGCGATGGAAGCCAGTCGGCTTCGCGCTGAAAAGCCACAGGCACAGCGTAAGGTGCTCATGGCTACAGCACCGATTGGTGCGATCACCGAAAGCGCGTTAGGTGCTGTTCCAGCAGTAAAGCGTCTGGTAACTGGCGCTATTGGAAAAAGGGTTGTTCGTGGCGCTTTCAAAACTGGCCTTGAAGAAGCAGCACAGGAATCGTCGGAACAGTTCCTTCAGAATCTGGCCGCTCAGAAAATCTACAACCCTGACCAGAAACTAGGCCAAGGAATCCTTGAGTCCGGAGAGGTTGGTGCGGGCGTCGGAACACTGGTCGGACTCGTTGCCGGTGGAGCTGGCAAGATTTCGCGTGGACAGAGGCTTCGTAGCTTGCAGCAGGAGCGCCTTGGAAGAGGTGCGGTGGTTGATGGCATTCCTGGATTCATTGATCGTGAGGCTGCCAGCCGTGCAGCCATTGGTGATGATCCCGCAAACCCTCTTCCGAATTCTGCTGCCACCGTATCTGGCATAGAGGATGCGCTCACTCCCGACATTGCCGAAGAGCTTGGCGGGATCAATGCAGGCGGGCCGCCCTCTGGACCGATTTCAATCCAGCCGGAACCCACGATTCCTGCCGCTGTTGAAGAGGCTATTGCGCCGCCGGTAGAGCCTACACCCAAAGCGCCGATCGTACCAGAAGAGCTAATCCGTCCTCCGGAGGAAATCTCTCTAGCGGCGTCCGTGCTTCCTCCTGCCAAACCAACACCTGTTCCCGGCCCAATACTGGTTGAACCGAACAAGAAAGAAGTCGAAGAGGAACTTGAATCGCAGATCATTCAAGCTACCGCACAGACTGTGCGTGAAGATCGGTCTGCTGGAGTAGATCCGACTGAGACCTACGACAAGCTGACTCAGCGGTACGAACAAGGGCCGGATCTGCGTACTCGAACTGCGTCCAGTAAAACCGCGCAAGCCTATTCCACGCCGCCTCCGCTTGCTTATCTGGCCGGCATCCTTGCTGACATAGAGAGTGGTCAACGCATTGCCGAAACGACCGCCGGCAATGGAATGCTGCTTGTCACGTCAGATCCGACTAAGCAGGAGATTCTTGCTAACGAGTTGGATCCCAACCGCCGCACGCGTCTGGAACGCTTTATTGGAAAACCTGCCACCGGACTTGATGCCGTCAGCAAGGAGTTCTTTGACTTGTTGGATTCTGCTCAACCGGATCGCGTCATTATCAACCCTCCGTTTGGCGCTCGATTCCTTGAAGGTTATAAGGAATCGTTCCCGCTCTTCCGAAGCAGTATCAAGCGGGCGGATACTTCGAGCATCGACCTCGCTATTGCGCTGAACACGCTCGAAGCCATGGCCCCCAACGGAAAGGCCGTGCTGATCTTGGGATCCAAGACTGGATCGCAGTCCAACAAGCTGGGAACTCCAGAAAACCGGCTGAAATCCTACGAACGGGCTGAGTACCTTGACCTGTTCAATCGGTTTAATGTTACCGACTTCTTCACCATCGACGGCAGTATGTACTCCAAGATGGGGGCAGGATGGCCGGTCGATATTGTGGTAATCGACGGAAAACGATCAACCTCTCCATCCGCCCAAGGAGGTTTGGTCCGTCCGTGGGTTTCAGCACCTCGCGTTTACAACAACTGGGCACAACTCAAACCGCTGATCAATGAAGCTCGCAAATCGAAAGTCACAACCCCTGTCGTCCCAGCAGCAACTAGCATGGGAAATGTCCCAGCTGTGGAGCCGACAGTTGAAGGAGGTGCAGGACAACCCGGAGGCGTTCCAGGAGCGCCTGCGAGTCCTGAACTCTTATCTCAAGGAAAGCGGCCAGAACCTGTTCCTGTCGAGCAGCCTGTTCCTGGACCCGGAGCAGTTGTACCAAGTGCTCCAGAACAACGAACTCCTACTCCAAGTGAACCGGCGGCAACTGGACCAGTGGTTGAGCCAGCGCCCAGAGTCAAAGAACCAGGAGCAGCTGGAGGCGTGGCAGGAGGACGGATTGAACCTGTGGTTAAGCCGCCTGCCGCAAGGCCCGGGTTAACATCGAAGCTATCTACGGATGAGCAAACGCAACTGGAGGCATTAAAGAAGCAGCTGCGCGACAAGCTAGGGGGCACCGCCATGGGCGTGGACCCCGAGATTCTAGTAATCGGCGTCAAGATGGCTTCCTTGTACGTCAAGGCCGGCATCCGCACGTTTGCCGAGTTCGCTTCGCAAGTGCGTGCTGATCTCCCTGAAATCTGGGATAAGCTCAAGCGGTCGCTTCTATCCATTTGGCAGGAGACCGCCAATACCGTCGAGGGATTGGATGATCTCAATCGAACCCAGGCAACCGGCGTCATTGATGCGATCGACCAAACCACGGTGCCCACCGAGCCTGAGATTGCGGTCGATCCCGAAATCGAGTCAGAGCCGGAGGCTATGTCTGAGGCGCGTACTAAGCCCTACAAGAGCCAGAGCAAAAACGCTGAAACCGGACTCGTCAGCCCCTCAAACATCGCTGACGCCACTGAGCGAGCCCTCCGCGAATTGGAGGCCGAGGTCAAGATGCCGATCGACAACTACGTCGCTAATCGGTTGCAGATGACCAAGGACCAGTTGTTTAAGATAATGTCCGCCGCCCAGATTGACGCTACTGGTTTGGCAATTCGGAACATTGAACGCGGTTCGGCGCTGATCAACTCAGACCAAACTGGTGTGGGCAAGGGGCGCACCGTTGCTGCCATTTTGCGGTATGCACGCCTGAACGGACTGACTCCGGTTTTCATCACCGCCAAGCCAACCCTGTACTCTGACATGGCTGGTCGAGATCTTCCGGCGATCGGTGAGAATGGTATTCGGCCTTATGTCACGAACAGCAACGTCGATTACCTCGCATCCACTGGTGAGACCGTGAAGGTGCGAAGAACATCCGCTAAGAGTCGTGAGGAATTGGCAAAGATCAACGACACGGCTGAACTTCCTCAGGGAACCAACGCATTTTTCACGACCTACGATCAGCTAAAATCGGATGTTCCTCCTGGATTCAAGGAAGGCGCCAAACAGAAGCGGGCCCGTCAATCTAAGCGAATTGCCAAATCGTTTGGTCCCATCTGGGAGGCGCTATCTCGTATTGCTCCAAACGCAATCTTCGTGTTGGACGAGGCTCACCTAGCGGCCGGCGCAAATTCCGACACGAACATTCGATTCGATCAGATTCTTCCCAAGTCAAAAGGTGCGTACTTCGCATCTGCGACGTTCGCTAAGCGTCCGGATAACCTCGGTCTCTACGCGCTCAAAACTTTGATGCAGCGTGCTGGATTGCGCCCAGCTGAAATGACCGAACTGCTCGACAGCGGCGGCTTGGCGCTTCAGCAGGCGCTTACTTCGATGCTCTCCGAATCCGGAGAGTTCGTGCGCCGTGAGCAGAACTGGGGCGGAGTGCCGTTTGATTTCGTTACCTCTACCGACAACGCAGAGCGCGAGCGCGAGCTTGCTGACGTGTACACGGACTTTCTTCAGCAGATTCTGCGCTTCAGTAAGAAGGTCTCAAAGGTCGCGAAGAAGATGGAGAACGTGGAAAATCAAACCCGTGCATCGGAATCAAAAGTAAGCGTTTCATCCACGAATTTCGGAAGTCATCTATTTAACCTTTCGACCCAGTACATTCTTTCGCTTAAAGCCAAGGCGATCGCTGACAATGCGATCCGAACTCTCAAGGGCAATGAAAAGCCTTTCATCGCGATCAACAACACGATGGAAGGCCCTATCGAGACCCTTAAGGAAGAGGGTTACGATGTCTCGTATCAAGGTCTACTGCTTCGTCAGCTGGACAAGCTGCTTGAAGTCACCGTCAAAGACAAAGCAGACGACACTAAGAAAACGGTCAAGATCACTCCTGATGAACTTCCAGATGAAGCTCGTCAGCAGTATGAGGACATTCGAGATGAGATCGCAGGTGGAGACTTTGGAGATATGCCCATCTCGCCAATCGATTTCATTAAGAACCGGATTCAACAGGCGGGTTATTCTATCGACGAGATCACTGGTCGAAGCACGGAGATTGTTACGGGACCTGAAGGTAAGTCAGCCTCTGTTCCTAGGAAGAAGCGCGATCGCCGGGTGATCTTGGATGATTACAACAACGGAAGACTTGATGCGATTATTGTAAACAAAGCAGGCTCAACTGGAACCAGTGCTCACACTGATCCGAAGTTCAAAGACCAGCGGCGCCGCGTGATGATCGTCGGCCAAGCTGCCCCAGACATCAACGACTTCATGCAGATGCTCGGACGCATCATGCGTTTTGGTCAGACCAGCTTGCCGCGCTACGTGGTTCTATCCTCTTCGCTGGCCGCTGAGAATCGGTTCATGGTGTTGCTGCGGCGCAAGATGGCTTCGTTGAACGCCAACACATCTGCCGATACTGAATCCGATCTGACCGCAAACGAAGGTCTGGTTGCTGACATCTTCAACTCGATTGGCGATGACGTGGTCTACAACGTCCTAAAATCCAATCCTGAGATCGTTGACCAGATGGACTTCAGTCTGCCTCCGCTCGACGAAGGAATCGACGAAGGTGGCGACTTCGCTAGATCGGCCACGGGTTACTTCGTAATCCTTCCGGACGACTACGCTGCCAAGCTTTGGCGCGACATCTCGGAACTCTACACGGACCGAATCCGGGCGCTCGATGAGGTTGGTGAGAACCCGCTGAAGGCTAACGTCGATGATTTTAGAGCTAAAATTCTTGAGTCTACAGAATTTACTCCTGGAACTGGAACGACTCCATTTGACGGCCCGTCTATCATGGAGCGCGTCTCAATCAATTCGCCGAAGGCACCGCCAACCTACAGCACTGCAACCGAAGAAGCTGCTAAGAATAAACCTTCAACTAAAAACATTGCGGAAGGATGGCTTCAACAGAGCAGAGCATTTGAGGATCAACGTATTGCTACGATGCAGACTAAAGAAATGTCTCCATCGCAGATACAATCAGTTAAAGATGGCTTTGAAGAAACCAGACAAATGGTTATCACGGCTTATCAAAAGATCGGGAAAGCATTCAAAAACCAATTTGGCTACGTCGCAGTTCCGATTGGACTGAAACTTAAGTCAAACGATCCTGGGAACTTCACTCGTCCTTCAGATCATCAGATTCTTTTGATACGCAACATGGTGCGTTCACGCGCCTCTATGCCGCTGTCAATGTCCGAAGGATCAGAGGTCGCTTCATCTCTTGGTCAAGAAGTAGACAATGCCGCTGAAGAATGGCAGACCACAACGGAGACGACCGATCAGCGGTACATCGTGACTGGAAACCTCCTGAAGGGTTTTCAAGGAGCGCGTGGCGCATCTGAGGTTCGACCAAAGATTACCATCTACACGACCAACACCGGCAAGCGGAAGACTGGTATTGTGATGCCAGCCAGTTTCACACCTGAGCGCATGGTGAAGGACATCCGGATCGGCAGAGAAGAAGCTATATCGCTCCTAAAAAGCGGCACTGAGATTTTTGCCAAGGGTCAGAGCGAGGGAGGAAAGGCTAGCGAACTCCTACGCATCAAGCCTGTCGGCAACGGAAAGTACGAAGTCCGCATCCGGGCCGGAAGTTCGTTACGCCCAGTCTGGTCTAACGCGAGCATCCAGCGGATGTTCCCGGACAATCTTGTCCAGAGGGGATCATTCCTTGTCGGCACGATGGACGCGGCTGACGCGCCCGCCCTGCTGTCTTTGGCCGAACAACTCAATCCCGATCTCGGCCGATTGATGTACGACAAGGTCGAGAACCTGCTGAACCGGGCCATCGAAGCTACCCGTCCGCAGGGTTCATACGAATCTACGGCGGCAATCCCGCTGGCGGTTATCAATCTGGCGCTGCGAGCTGCGCGTGCGGTCTACATTAAGACCCGCGACATCGTGCAAGCGCGTCAGGCGGCGTTCGAGTATGTGCGCGATAATGCACCGTCAAATACGGACTTCGCTGCTGCCGAGGTCGAAATCGGCCAGATAATTGAAGGCGCATTTGAGACTCCTGGCGCTGGTCCGTTTGACCGAGAAAACATCAAGGCGCCTCGCGCCGCCGCTGGTCAACGCCGCCGCCCGTCTGCTGGGTTCTTCCAGGGGCGCATCGTTCGCGAGACCAACGCGGAGCGCAAATCCGCTGCCCGTGAATGGGTCGATCAGTTTGGCGACGACATTGAAGAGGCTTTCACTGCGGCTACTGGAGGCAATCGAGCCGCTCAGTTCGGTATCACGCCGGCTCTTCAGCAGACCATTCTTGGAGAGCTTCTCGAACGCACTGCCGCCCGAATCCAGGGGTCGTTCCGAAACCCAATCGACCAGCAGAGGTGGGTCTATCTGCTGCGAAAAATCGGTGAGGTCGCTGCCCAGAGCGGTGCTCAGGACTTCGGACAGAGCGGTCAAGCGCGTCGGGCGATGATCAATGACATCGACTACCTGACCCCTACGCTGACCTATTACAACCTGATCACTGAGCGCCAGAAGGAGATTCCGTTCCCTGACGTTTCATCCGATCAGATCCGCCGCTGGTTGCTCGACTCCTCACGTCGGGCGATCGCGAATATCCGGTCCACTTTGTCGATTGCCGACAACGTCGTGTCACGCGAACTCAAGCAAGCTCGCCGGGAGCTTGGTGTTTCGTGGGAGGACATAATGACCTCCAGCTTAGACAAGCAGGGGAACTACAAGCGCATCCTGCTCGACGTGATCAGCGAGCACCCGATCCTTAAGACGCTGAGCCGTGCGGGTCAGATCGAACTCGCCAACCTGCTCGGCAACGCTTTCGAGAAGGAGCGCAACAAGATCGTTCGCGAAGAGTTCCGTAAGCAGGTCAAACTGCCCGAGGTTAAAGATAAGTTTCGCAAGAAAATCTACGACTCGATTCCGGAAATCATCAAGTGGGCGAATCTGGGTTTGCTTACCAACCCTGAAGCAGCAGCTGATGCGTTCCGAAACGCCATCGCACCGAAGTTCGGAGTCGCTCAGATCAACGGAGAGACTGCTCAGAAGATTTCTGACATGGCGCAACGTGCCCAGAGAACTGGAGGCACGTCCCGAAACAAGATCATCCAGGAGATGTACCAGCTGATGCAGCGAGAAGGCGGCATCCGCGCTCGAAACATTGTCATGGATTACTGGTACGGTTCCGTCCTGTCAGGACTAACCACAGCGGTCGAGCAGGGCACCGGGATTATCAACAGCATGATCACAGCTGGACTGGCTTCGGTGCAAAGCCCGAGATCAGCTCCTTACATTGCGTCGGCGTGGCTCGATGGCTTGCGCCGTTCGGCCAAGGATTTGCCGGGCATCTTTGGAAAAGGTGAGATGTTCCGTGGCATCAACTTCGATCCGGAGCGCCCGACCAGCACGCTCGAAGCACTCAAGAAATCCGACAACGAGGCTCTCAAGGCTATCAGCAATTTGCGCTTCGTATCGCGATTCATGGATGCCATGGATCACATTGCCGTGACCTCAAACTACGAGGCCATGAAGGCGTGGATCATTACTCGCGGTGGCGATGCGGAGCAGATCAAGAAGTTCCTCATTCCGACTTCGGAGGATGTTCAGCTGGCGAAAGACAAGGCTGAGTCTGAGGGTATTCCTGCCAATGAAATCAACCAGCGCGTTCGGGAAATCCTTGAGAGCCGCATCCCGTCCGAGATCCTAGTCGATGCCAAGGAGCTTGCTCGGCAGGCCGCTTTCAAGCAGGACCCGACTGGAATTGTCGGGCTGTTCTATCAATGGCTGAATCAAGCCGAGAAGAAGTATCCCGGCGTCAAGATGGTCACTGGTCTGGCGTTTCTGAGGTTTGCGGCCAATGCCACTAACGGCGCGATCGACTACACTCCGTGGGGTTTCACCCGGTACTACCTGAGCAACTCGACCCGGATCGACCGGCCGTTCGGTTACCAGATCAGCGATAACGAGCGGAAACTCTTGTTGATGAAGGCGTCCATTGGAACCGCAATCATGGCCATGGCGGCGGCAACCTTCCTGGGTGATGATGACAAGGAAGAGGATCGCAACATCGACATCACCGGATCTTACCGATCACTGGATCCTGACAAGAAGCGTCAGCTGCTCGCGCAGGGGCGCCAGCCGTACTCCATCCGAATCGGAGACACGTTCATCAGCTATCGCCAGATGCCATTCGCGATGGGCCTGGCTGCGATCGGCGAGTTACGCGATCACCAGCTGCACAACCCTAAGGACTGGAATCGCGACGCGATCCTCGGAAAGTTCAAGGACGCTGCTCAGGCCGGTATGTTTGTGCTGACCGACTCACCTGCAATCTCCGCGTTCACGGAACTCGTTGGCATGAGCAACGCGTACAAATACAACGCTGATGACTTGGTCAACAAAGACCTGGCTCGATGGGCAGGACGCCTTGCTGGATCGTTCATCCCGAATGTCCTGAAGCAGGTCGATACGTACTTCGATCCGCAGTATTATCAGGCAAAAATCGGTTCGGAGTATTTTCTCCAGCAAGTGCCCATGCTTCGCCGCGACATTGGAGCCGGCCCGATGGTCAATGTTCTTGGTGAACCTATCGAGTTGATGAAGCACCCATTCAGCCGATGGATCAAAACCCGGAAGGATGATCCCGCCTGGAACACGCTGGCGACGTTGTCTGAGCGCGGAGTTTTCCTTCCGACGCCGTCCGCAGCTGCCTCGGTCAAAGAAAACGGCACTCGCCGGCAGATGACGCCCGAGGAATTTTACCGTTATCAACGAGAGGTGGGTCAGCAGTATCGGGAATATGTCCTCCGAAAAGGCCCGCAACTAATCACCTCAACTCCGGACGAGGCGATCAAGACCATCTCCCGCGACACAGAACGCATTCGGACAAGAATCCGAGAAAAAATCGACCGAAGCGTTCGGTAATTGCTGGACACCTAACGCCACTTGCCATACGTTGACTGACGTATGAGCAACCTATCAGTCGCAACACAGCAAGCACAACCTCTCAGCGCCTTCTCTTCGGAGAACGCGTTCGTTTCAGTCCAACGCATGGCCAAGGCCCTTGCGTCCAGCACCCTCGTTCCCGACGCCTACCGGGGCGAGGCTAACCTCGGGAACTGCATCATTGCTCTGGAACTCAGCCAGCGCATTGGCGCCTCGGTCATGGCTGTCATGCAGTCCATGGTTCCCATTCACGGTAAGCCAACGTGGTCTGCCTCGTTCCTGATTGCTACCGTCAACAGCTGCGGTCGGTTCAGTCCGATGCGTTTCCGCTGGGTTGGAAAAGAGGGGACAGATGAGTGGGGCTGCCGCGCCTTCGCAGTCGAGCGCGACTCGAACCTCGAACTCGTTGGCGCCCTCGTAAACATCAACATGGCCAAGGTCGAGGGTTGGTACGGCAAGTCTGGCTCCAAGTGGAAGACTATGCCGGAGCAGATGCTCCAGTACCGGGCCGGCGCCTTCTGGTGCCGCACCTACGCGCCTGAGATCGCACTCGGTATGCACACCTCGGAAGAGGTCCAGGACACCCCTGCGGCCCAGCAAGTGGTCCAGTCGGTCACCGTGAGTTCATCCATCATGGACGTGACTCCGACGCCTCCTGCGCCTGTTGAGCCCAAGCCGCGCAAGAAGAAGGAGGCCGAGGCTATTGCAATCGTGGAGCCGCCCGCTCCCGCCACTCCTGAACCCGCACCGGAGATCGTTGAGACCGCACCCGCCCCGGTCGCACCCGTTCCCGCGCCGGAGCCTGAGCTTGAAACCGTCGAAGGCACGCTAGCATCCGCTGGGATCACCTACGAGCAGCTGGTGAAGCTCGTTGAGGATCTTAAGTGGTGGGAAAGCCCCGAAGACTATCCCACGGTGGCAGACCTTCCTCCTGATATCTGCAACTGGATCATCCGGAACAAGCGCGGTATCGGCCGTGCAGTGGCGAAGGCGGGAGGTGCGCTGTGAAGTTAGTCCACCCCATCGACGTAAACACCTACCGCAGTCACCCGGCGATCAACATCTCCAGCCTCAAGGCGTTCAGCCGGTCGCCAGCGCACGCTATGATTGGCTTCGAGGAAGAACGCGAGCCGTCCGAGGCCATGGCTATCGGCTCCCTGCTGGATCACAAGGTCCTCGGGACGCCGTACCTCTGGACCACATCTCCCTACGACGACTTCAGAACCAAGGAAGCACGCGCCTGGCGAGAGGACCAGGAGTACCGCCGGGTCACAGTGTTCAAGCAGGACGCGATCGAGACTGTCGAGCGCATGGTTAAGTCCGTCCGTGAACACCCGGTCGCCGGCCGCCTACTGGCCGAGCCGGGTAAGGCCCAGGTTGGGATGTTTGGCGAGTTCGAGTCCTGTGAACGCAAAGGCTTGATCGACTGGCTTCCAGATGCGACCCCGGTAATCGTCGATCTCAAGAAAACGAGGGATGCTAGCAAGGCCGGGTTCCGCCGGCAGATCGGCCAGCTGCGCTACGACGTGCAGGCGGCGTACTACCGGGACCTCTACCGGGATATCACCGGGGAGACTCGCGCCTGGCAGTGGATCTGCGTTGAAGACCAGGCGCCCTACGCGGTCGCTGTTTACCAGATGGACACTGATTCGCTAGACAAAGGATCGACCACATGGCAGTCGTGGATTCGCCAGTGGATGGTCTGCGAGGACACCGACAGCTGGCCGGGTTACAACGGCGACTCCATTCAAATCATTCAATCACCCGGATGGATACTCAAAGATGAAACTCTCCCGTGAAGCCATTGAACGCCTGATGGGTCCACAGCCCACGATCGCAAAAACCGTTGTAGTCGAGAAACCCAAAGAAGGTTGGAGCCCGATGACCGAGAAAGAGAAGGCAGCCATCGAGCGATTCGTAAAAGACAACCCCACGTTTTCATACAAAGAACTGTCCAAGAAGTTTGGACGCGCTCCGAGCGTGATCTGTGGTCTGTGCAAAAAAGCTGGATTGAAGATTCAAAAGAAACGCCCATGAACTCGCTCATCTCGAACGCTGTGGCACGAGGTTGGATTAGCTTCCCTCACCCAGCTGCGGTGACGGCACATCCAGACGTGGTCAAGGCACGCCTCAACTCACCAGACTACAACGCCCAACGCGCCTGGAAACTGTGGAACGAAGGCCAGAGCTTGGCCTACGTGGCGAAGGCTGTCGGCGTAAAGAAGCGGTGCGTGATGGCAATTATTGAAGAAGGGAAATTGAAAGCGAAGGAGGCGAAATGAGCGCACCAATCAACGACGGGCCAGCGTTTCCAACACCAGTCGGAGTACAGCACAACGATGGCATTTTAATGCGCGACTACTTCGCGGCGGCGGCGTTGCCAGTAGCGTGGAAAGTATACGAGTCTTGGGATGTTAATGCTATTTCCAAAGCCACCTATCAACTAGCCGACGCAATGCTCAAAGCGAGGGAGGCCAAGCCGTGAGCGACACAAACAACATGAGCAACGCAACACTTATCAAATGGAACGACGCAAAACCAAACGCTGAGTTTCTGAGGATCCGCTCAGACGGATCGTTTGAAATCCAGAAAGGCGCACCAACTCTGTTTGTGCTGGGTGAATTGGTTCACGCATTCCTGAAGCAGCAGGACCGCATCCGTCGGCTGGAGGAGGCGGGAGATAAGATGGAGGCATGGCTGCGCGATGAGCGGTTGGATGCAGTGCAGCACACTGTTTCAAAATGGAACAAAGCCAAGGAGGACAAACCGTGAGCATCACAATCAAATCGTGGATCGTGCCAGCACTCATCACCGTAATCCTGCTGTGCATCATGTTCAGGCCATACCGTTCCAGCGGGCAGTATGACTTTGGACAGATCTTCCGGCTGTTTTGGCTGATACCGATCGGAGCCGTTTGGATGGTTTACATGGGTGTACTTCTAGTCATCAAGGAGGCCAAGCCGTGACAAATCAAAACAGCAAAAGCCTTTTCGATCAATTGGTCGAAGCTCAAAAGCGAATCATTGAGCTGGAAAACGAAGTGAACATGAAGCACACGCATCATGTTGTTGTAAAACTTAAGAACGAACTGAACCAAGCAAACGACAGAATCAAAACGCTCACGGCAGCAGGAGACATCATGGAGCCGTACGCTACTGAACAATCCGCTAAACTGTGGGCAAAAGCAAAGGAGACGAAATGACAAAACAAGAAGTGCTGAACGCTGCAAACGTGATGATTGCATACGCAAACGGAAAGAAGGTCGGAACTCGACCTACAAGATCAATGGAACCGTTGTTGGAAATTCTGTACGTCCCAACATGGAATTGGGAACAGAAGGAATACTTCGTGATTCCTGACGATTGTTCCAAAGAACTGGAAAACGATGATCAATCCAAAGCGCACAAACTTACAGAAGAAGAACAACGAATCCTTTTCCTAGCGGAGTCTCCCGATTGCAACCATCCACGCGAACTCCGCGCAATCGCCTTTCAGGTGCGAAAACTGGAGGATCGGATCAAGCAACTCGAATCCGAGAACGACGCTCTCCGCGCCGATCTGCTGCTGTGGAACGAGAAGGAGGTGAAGCCGTGAGTAGCATTTCACTTTTAGAACAATGTATGTACGGACTTGTGGCCGGTTGTTTTCTGTCCTTAGCCATCCTGTGGGGCGATCAACTTGGCAAGAGCAGCATGCGCGAAGAAGCTGTTAGGAAGGGCCACGCTGAGTGGGTTGTCGATTGCGCGAATAAAAATCAGTTCAAATGGAAGGAGTGCAAATGAGCCAAATCAACGACGCATTCGGAAGACCGCTGTTTGAGGCGATGCGCGGAACACCACCGCCAAGCTGGGAGCAGACCTGTCTGAAGCTTTCGGAAGAGAAGCGCGAGCTTCAATCCGATGTGAACGAGCTGAAGGAGCTGGTCGAGTACCTGCAAGATCGGATCAAACTACTCAAGAGTACTGGTGACGAGCTGCTTGAGTGGCTGAAGGACGGTACCATTTCCGACTCAAACTATCGGTTGCTGGCCAATGCATGGCAGCGAGCAAAGGAGAACAAGCGATGAACCCCGAATACGAAGCGCACGCACGCTTGTGCAAATCCATCGGAGCAATGGCGAAGGAGAACGAAGATCTTAAGCAGCACGTCACCGAACTTGAAAACCGTCTCCGCGCTCTGTGGGACAAGTACGATGCAGAACTGAAGCACTGCGTGCAGATGATTGGCAGGTTGGAAAACGCGGGAAATGAAATGTACAAGTTTATCAATCCTCCTTCGCCGTGTATGAGGACGACCAGAATGGATAACTTATTGCAGGGTTGGGATGACGCAAAAGGTCAACATTAAATAACATCTAAGGAGAAAAAGCTATGAAAGACGAATCGTATTTAGTAATACCGTCTATACTCTTAATCGTGTTTCTATGTGTGCTAATAAACATGTTTGGATTCCATGGAGGTATTAATAAAATGCAACAAGAAGCAGTCGCTGCTGGCCATGCCGAGTGGGTGGCCGACACAAGCGGCAAACCGCAGTTCAAATGGAAGGAGTCGAAATGAGCGACACGCCAATATCCGACTCAACCGCTCACAACGTCGCCGACCTCGGTATGCTATGCAGGAGGCTGGAGCGCAAACTAGCCGCGACTCGGAAGTATTTGAGTGAGGTTACGGAGCGCGTGAAACAACTCGAAACCGAGAACGACGCAATGCGAGCGGACTTACTGTTGTGGAGCGAGAAGGAGGTAAAGCTGTGAGCCATATAGTCGATGCCCATGTGGCCTACTGCAAAACGATAAGCGAACTTGATCGGGACAAATCAGAGCTTCGTGAACGTATTAAGCGGCTGGAGACTGCTGGCAATGAACTCCGCAACTGCGCCTCATACATCGGAACAGTTGCGTCTGGAGAAGGTTCAGTAATTCGTCGGACTCAAGAAGCCATTCAAGCGTGGGACAAGGAGGTAAAATGAGGTCCAACTACGCATTTGTTTACGTCAACAAAACCAACGGCATTGTCCGCGTAGAGAGTCTGGATACAGCCAAGCACATTGATGGCAATCCAGAGTGGAAACACGTTAGTACAGTAAATCCTCACGTTGCTCTGGAACAAATCCTCCGAGCTTCGATCAAAGACCGGAACCTCATCATCAAACACCTACTAACATGACCTACTCACAAGCTGGGCAAATCCCCCACCACCAATACTGCTTCGTCGATACCTCGTTCATCTCTAGTCGCACCGGGTTTATCCCATGCGTCTGGTTCGGCCTGGTCTCGATCCCTGGTCGAATGTGGGGTTGTACCATCATGCTGGAATGCGGAGCGGTCTACCGGGCCGTACCGCCGCACGCGCTAGCATTCGATCCACAGCCTGAACTGGACTGGCGCGAATACCAAGCCCAACGCTGGGACTGCTACGGCCGGGAGTTCAGCACGATCGAATACACATACCTCCGAGGCATGGAAGCCGTAGTGAAATGCTCTGACACATTCAGGTACGGCACCTACATCTTTACGGCCGCACCCATCGACGACGGCTTCTCTCGGCATCCAGAGCAGGCTAAGGAGCTCATGTTTCTGCGCGGTCACAATGGACGCCTTATGATCCAGCCCACCGATAAGGTCTTATTTTGCGACCCCTCGTTCGTCGTCACCCCTGAGTGGCCGACGGATCTTAAAACCACCACTGAAATCTACACCTGCGAATGAAACTCATCGACCGAATCAAAAAATTCCTCGGATTCAAATCCAGAGTCGGACGTCCTAGGATTTCTCAATCCAAACAAGACGCCATCAAATCCGCGCCCATCGACGTGACAGATGCCGATCTGGCACGCCTGTTTAACCTCTCCTATACCACCATTCAGAGATACCGTTACGCCGATGGAAGACCGCGCAGAAAAATTCGCTCAAATCGCCAGGGAACTCCATGAGCGCATCGCCTGTGGTTGTCATCCAAACCCATGTTGGACCTGCCAGCAGGTGAAACGGAAATATGAAGCAATCGCCCGCGAAGACGCCCGCATCAACGCAGCGCCGGATAAACCTCAGCGGTAACCGCGTGGTGATCGTCGAGACCAAGAACATATCCGACCGAGGTGAGAAGGATATCATCGGCAGCTGCGTGTCGAACTCGCAAGATCCAGTCGCGCTCCTGGCGAACCTCAAAAGGATTCCAGGGGTGATATCAGCTCAGTATCGGTAAAAGAAAACCCCCAGGACCTCACAATCCCGGGGGTAAAAACAACCAAAAACCACTACAAGCGGTAGTACCTTATTTCTTAGAGGCCACAACAGCAAGTGTTTTTATCACCCGA